AGAAGAATTTGACGATAGCGTAAATTTTAGATTTGATCATGAAGAAGATTTGGATTACACAACAAGGCTGAGCGAAACAGATCGAAATGGCACTCCTTATAGAAATCTAATGCAATCAACAGGCCTCAAAGACAAGAACGGCGTGGAGATATTTGAAGGGGATGTAGTTGTCGGACAACAACATCTGACTACCGATTCGAGTACTCCTTTTGAAATAAAAGGCTTGGTTAGATATTCAAAAAGAAACACCATGTTTTATTTAGACGAAAAGAGCTTCGGACATGACAAATTTATGAACTCATTAGGTAGTTCGATTTATCAGTTTGAAGTTATTGGCAATGTTTTTGCTAATCCAGAGTTGTTGGAGGTGGAATAAATGGAAATTAGAGTGAACAATCCATACTTCGATGAGGTATATGTAACAAATGAACTCACTATGAGTCGTTGGATGAATTTTCTAGAAAATCATAAGAGAGGAAATGAAGATATTATCTACTTCACCGATAAACACACAGAAAAAGTAATATCGATCAATCCTAAGAATTTTGCAAGCGTTGAGGTATCGGAGTAGATCCGGCATCGTAAATAATGGGAGGATTCAAATGGATAAAAAAGAAGGATTCATCGTTGATAATATCCGATTCATCAACAGGCATTGTACGGGAGAAGATACCTTGTATTTTAGTGCGAATGAGGACGGCATACTTTTTCAAACGACGAGAGAGCCAGAAAATACACAACATGATATTCCTATGACGAAGGATGAGTGGGAGTTGCTAAAGCGTCTAATCGATGTTCAGTTAATCCGCTAACGTCGCCAATAGAGGAGGAAAATATGGAAAATTATGACTTGAATATTCACTGGGGAATCAAAACTATTAAGGTCACCTTCCAAATAGGGGGATACAAAGGCTATGTAACTTATCGTATAAAGGGTAATACCAAAGGAGCTAGTTTATTAAGGATAGATGCTGATGATTTGTATGAAATGTCATTTGAAGACAATGATGCACAACTAAAAGTTTTAACCGATGATTGGTATGAAATTGTGCTGAAAAACAACAAAGGTGAAGAAATGGTAGACGAGGGCGAATGGGACGATTTGTCAGATTACATTATAGCAGTGGAAATCATCGACATGATGCCAGAGGTAGACAGGTTAGTCCGGTAACGTCGCCAATTAAGTAATGAAATACAATATATGGTTTCGTTAAAACGTAGAAACACAATATATTGTGGATAAAGCTGTTAATATGTGCATAACAAAATGTAAATATTGATTGAGTGGGGGATAAGCAGTGTCAGAATTAACTAAAACTAAGTTAGCGGATTTGGAAGAAGATTTCCGATCATATAAAAAGATACCTAGCAAGATAGCAGAAGCACTAGTTGCTAAGGAATGGAAGCCAGAAGATACTAACTCTTGGATCAAGGGGAGCCAGACTCATACAGAAAAGGCTCTGACTGATCTCATAAAGAGAGAAGATAATAAGAGTTATCTATATTATTCAAAACTGCACATGGACATTTCAAAGGCTTATGCGAGTCTCAGCTCAGAGCTGAAAGAAATTGTAGATAAATATTTGTGGGGGGAATACAATTATTTATCTTGGTACGAAATTGCTGAAAAAGAATATTGTTCAACAGCAGGGATATATAAAAAAAGATACAAAATACTTGAATCATTAGCTATTCAAAAAGGTATCATTTCAGAAGTAGACAAAAACGTGTAGTTGTCTACCCTGTCAATGCCCTAAAATAGTATTATCAGAGAGTTTTAAATAATCCATCAAGCAGACGACTCAAATTAACTTTATTGGCATGAAGTTTCTCCTTATACCTCTTAACATACAAACGTCTAGCTTGGTGGGTTATTCTCTTTTTGACTACACTGCCACTTTGCGGAAACAGAGTAGGCAAACAATTGGCGGCATGAAATAATGATTTCTACATTGAGCATGCCGTCTTTATGTCACTGTGGCGGAAGTAGAAGACGTGTTGCATGCGTGCGAGGTTAATGCTTAGGCAACCATGAGTGGGGCGGTGCCACTCCAGTGACTTAGACGAAAGGTAACTTAAATGTGACCACATCAGTATCGTCAGCGAGCTGATAAAGGTAACTAGTAGACTCTAGGATTTAAGATAGTCTTGCCGATTAGTCAATCTCAACAGCAAGCTTGCAGGAGGTAGCTCCTCCAGTTGACGTGTAGCATCATGGTGATGCATCTGACTGTCAGAGTTGGAAATGAGGTCGGTTCGAATCCGGCCGCGTCAATAAAGAACCTACGGAAACAATCAATCTTATCGGATGCCGATTGATTGGCTGCATTTACCAGCGTGCTGGGACTCAGTTAAAAGGCATAGAATACTATCTCAGACGTGAGACGCTCTCAGTTGTAGGTTAGGGGAGTAACATTGGCTATCTTGTCATAGTCCTAACGAAGCAACCGAGCATTCCTATCTGCCAGCATGGATAAACAGTGGGTTCCATAATGGAGTAGGTTGCTTAATTTAATGTCAATGCTCTCATTCCTGTACAGGCAGATACGTTCTGAGGTGAGAGCTTTAATACATAATCAAGATCGCTTAGGCGGTCTTTTTATTTTGCATACAAAAATAGACCGCTGTTTCCGCAGCGGCTAAATGAAAAACAAACTTTTAAAGGATTCACCCTAAAGGGATTATATCATTGTAACGCTTACAGGACAATATAAGGAGTGAGTAAAATGTATCGTCCACAATATCTCGAACAACGATATGAAGAAACTTATATTTATGCTGGTTCAGATTTAGAACCTTACCTAATAATTCGAAAGCCAATAAAGAGCAATACATATAAACGTAAAGAAAACAATGAAGTCATTAGGCGATACGGAAGAAAGATACATCGAAGAAAGGACTGATCCAATTGAGAAACCACTGGTACATTTCATTGGCGGGTAACTATCCGCAGCGCGCAATGTCTGCGCAGATAGCAAAGCGTTATACCATTGTTGAGCTGAAGGATGAAGCGACACCGAATGAGATTGATCAATATAAGTTAGTTCTCATTGGTATTGGTTGGTTTAAGGATGAACATATACAGGCAAACATAAAGAGGTGGTTAAGATGACTATATACAAATATCTAGTTGTGGGTGAGACGGTGAAACAAGCTGAGCATTATATCAAAATGTTTGATGAAACCTTCCACGATAAATGCAAGGCAATTTCTATAACAGTTATGAAACATACAGAACCAGCTCCAGCAATGCATATTATTTTTACTGAGTCATTTGGCGAGAGAGCGGATATAAAAGATGTCCGGTTTGCTCGAAACTATTTTGGTTTATGCCGGCGATTGGCGAATGGTTTCTTAGAGGAATCAACATGACATACTTTGAATACTTGCAACAGTGTTTCAACCATGCACGAGATAAGTTACCAGACACATACACCGTAGATGATGTTGCTATACATGTATTGAAGACTGAGAGCCATAGTAGTCCTGATGGTAACAGCAAGGAGCAGACGCTCGCGTGGTTCAAGTTCTTTAAGTGGATTAAGGAGGAAGAGCAATGAAGCTAATAGATTATATACATGAAGGATACAGCATAGTAACATCGGAATGCCTAGGAAGAGCGATTAGACAATCACATCCGGCTACGTTTGTGTTTACAGGCGGAGACTTTGAAAAGATACCACGTGGAAAATTACTGGTTGATAGTTTCTACAGCTATCTTCCTGAAATTAGGGACGCTATGGAACTTCAGAAAGCTTATGCAGTGGAACGATTCACTAATGACTTTGTTGGAGCGGAAGCAAGAGTCAAATCAATGAAGTTGCTTGAACAAAGCCTTAAGTATCTGAATAACAAAGAAGAACCTAACCTACTAGAAATCAAACTGAAGGATACTGATTCGGTCCCTGAAGTGTATTACAAAGGTGAGAGGTTGGATGAGCTGCCTAAAGCTTTGGTAGATATCTCGTATCATTACAGGACGACCGGAGAGTGGCCTGATGATTCAGCCAATGACATCAACATCGAATACTACTCAACATCGAATGATAAGTACCTCGATAAGAAGATCATTGGACACAAGCGGGACATGTAGATGATTGAAGTAACAACTAAAGCAGATAGAGCTAAGTTCTATTCATCAAGCGAGTGGAAGCAGCTAAGGCAAGAAGTGCTGGAACGTGATCACTACGAGTGTCTATGGTGTAAAGAAGAGGGCAAGGTTACAACTATTAATGATGCTATCTTGGAAGTGGATCACATTAAAGAACTTGAATATCACCCAGAACTTGCTACTGATATAGATAATCTAAGAACATTATGCAAAGAATGCCACAATAAACGGCATAGTCGTATGAATTATCGCGGAGCAGAACGTAAGAAAAAATTTGATGATGAATGGTGGTAGAAAATCATACCCCCGGTCGAAATATTTTGGCTAAAAATAAAAATTTTGGAAACCGGTGGATGGGTCAACTCCGTAGATCTATTGATGATACACGTATAACCCCCTCCCCATAGGAAAGGATGTGATTGGATGGCGGATTTAAAAATCAGAAATGAAAAGGTAGCGGCTGAGGAAAAACGATTGAATGAATTGTTTTGCGATCTATCAGATGACAAGAAAAAAGTCGTTTCTGGATTAGTAACTCAAGCAGCTCGATTAAAAATTTTGTTAGATGAAATGTGGATTGATATTTCTGAAAAAGGAGATTATGAATTATTCTCGCAGTCAGAAAATCAGATTCCTTACGAAAGGGAGCGACCAGTTGCTAAACAATATAATGCCCGTGATCAATCGTATCAGCGGATTATCAAACAATTAACTGACTATCTGCCAGAAGAAAAACGAGAAGCAACTACTATCGCTGCTTTGGATGGTAGTGATCTCATATGACGTTGTTGAAACCTTATTTTTTTGATGAGTATGTGGACTTATATGAACGAGGTATTATTCCGTTTAATAAAGAACGCATTCAGTTAGTTGATTATCTAAAAAAAGAAGTCTTAATACGAGACGACTTATATTTTGATGATGAGATGATTAAAAAATTTATTCTATACGCAGAGAAGAACTTTTTCCCTTTAGCTAAATATCAGAAATTTATGACACCTTTCATTTTTCTTTATAAAAAGGAAGATGATGAGGTGTTTTTTAATGAAATTCTGAACTCAATAGCACGCGGCGGCGGTAAGAATGGCTTTATGTCTGCTAGAGATTCATTTTTTATTTCTCCGCTTTATGGCGTCCGAAACTATGATGTGACGATTACAGCCAATTCTGAGAAACAAGGAAAAGTCAGCTTTAAAGAAGTCTACGAAACTGTTCAAGCGAAACGTTTAGAACAGCAATTCTATTTAACAAAAATGGCAATTACGAACAGAGTGACAAATTCTATTTTTAGCTACCGGACAAATAATCCTAAAACGATGGATAGCGCTCGTGACGGCTGTCTTGAATTTGATGAAATCCATATGTTTGAAAACTCGGATATTGTTGATATTCAGCGAAGTGGGTTAGGGAAAATCAAACATCCGCGCACGTTTTACAACGGTACGAACGGACACGTTCGAGAAGGGTTTTACGATAGAACATTAGAACGAGCGCAAAAAATATTTACTGGCGAAAACAAGAATGATCGTTTATTCCCGTTTATATGCAAACTCGACACAATCGAAGAAATGGACAAGCCGGAATTGTGGTCGAAAGCGAATCCGATGTTTGAGGAGGACTCTCCTTATGCTAAACGACTTTATTCAACGGTTATGGATGAATATTTAAAATTAGAAGAAGAACCCTCTGGTCGTCGTGAATTCGTTGTAAAACGGATGAATTTTACAGAAGGCGACACGGAGTCAGATATTACTACACATGAGAAGTTAATGGCTACGAATCAGCCTGTTGGTGACTTAAAGGGGAATTCTTGTGTAGCCGGCTTTGACTACGCTGAGATACGAGATTTTGCAAGCGTTGGGCTGTTGTTTAAACGTGAAGAGAAGTTTATTTGGATGCAGCATAGTTTTGCACGAAAAGAGTTCTTAGATACATTCAAAATTAAAGCACCGATAAAAGAATGGGCGGAAAAAGGTATATTCACAATTGTGGACGCGCCGTCTATTTCTCCTCAACTACTGATTGATTGGTTGAACGAGAAGCGTGAACTGTATCAAATTGAAATTGTTTGCGCTGATGGCTATCGAATGGACTTGCTACAACCACTTCTAGAAAAAGAAGGATATAACTATGAGTTCATTCGAAACATTCGGGGTGTGCAATCAAAAGTGGCGCCAATTATTGAAGATGGCTTTGCAAACGAAAAATTTATTTTTGGCGATGATCCATCGATGCGATGGTACACAAATAACAGCTATGCAAAAGTAGACAAATCAGGAAATAAAACATTCTTGAAAAAAGAACCAGTCCGTAGAAAGACAGACGGTTTTCATGCGTTTTTAGCGGCGTTATATAAACGAGAAGAAATCCAGGATGTTGATTTAGAAGGTTTTTTTGACATGATGGAAGATTGGGATTTTTAAAGTAGCGAAGGGAGGTGTGTAAATGGGAGTATTTCAATCGTTTTTTGATATCTTCAAAAAAAATTCAGAGATTGAATCAAGTTACGATTTTGACGCGTTAGTCGATGAATACCACACACTTTACTTGAAACACATAGCAATTGATACGTGTGCTGAGTTTTTAGCACGCGCTTTTGGGCGTTCAGAATTTAGGATTCGAAAAAATGGGGAACCGCTTAAAAATGAATGGACGTATTTGCTGAACGTCCGACCGAATTTAGACCAATCTGCATCATCATTTTGGCAACAAGTCGTTTATAAGTTGATTACGCAAAATGAGGTTTTAATTGTTTTGTCTGATGATGACCAATTATTAATCGCAGAAAGTTATGTCAGAAAAGAATATGCGTTGTACGAAGATTATTTCGAAAGCGTGTGGCTGAAAGGTTATGAGTTTAAACGGAAGTTTCCAATGAGCGAAGTGATTTTTCTCCAGTACAACAACAATGATTTAAGTCGATATGTGCGTGGTCTGTATGAAGATTATGCCTCTCTCTACAATAGAATGGTTGAAGTTGCAATGCGGAATCATCAAATTCGAGCAACAGTAACGGGGAAAGATGGACGCGGCTTTGATGACAAGCTACAGAAAAAAGCCCAATCGTATATTGATAAGGTTTACGCGAAATTCAGCAAAGAATCAATTGCTGTTGTTCCGTTGCAAAGTGGCCTTGAATACAACGAATTGACAAATACTGTGGGCGAAACTGATCAGTCAATTGACGAATTAAAAAAGCTAAAACGCCAATTCGTGGATGAAGTCGCTGATATTTTAGGGATCCCTTCTACAATCTTGCATGGTGAATTAGCAGATTTAGAAAGTGCGCAAACAGTACTGAATAAATATTGTTTGAAGTCATTAAATAAAAAAATTGAAGATGAGTTAAACGCTAAAATCATTGATAAAACTGAATTTGTTAATGGGACTGAAATCAAAGTTGTAGGCGTGGACAAAAAAGATATTTTCGATCTGGCTGATGCGGTAGATAAATTAATTTCAAGTGGCGGATTCAATCGAAATGAGATTCGAAAAGAAGTCGATTATGAAAGTATTGATGGTGGTGACGAGTTTTACATCACCAAAAACTATGAGAAGGCAGCGAAAGGAGGGGAGGAAGTAGATGACGAAACTGGAAATTAAAGGAACGATTATTTCGAACAATCAAAAATGGATCTACGATTTGTTCGAAATGGATAGCACAGCACCACGTGACATTGTTTTACCCGAAACCAATGAACCATTAGAAATTGTGATTAATTCGGGCGGAGGAGATGTCTATGCTGGAAGTGAGATATACACGGCTTTGCGTGCATATCAAGGTGAAGTGACAGTGAAAATTGTAGGGATTGCAGCTAGTGCGGCAAGCGTTATTGCGATGGCTGGTAATTCAATTGAAATTAGTCCAACCGCCCAAATTATGATTCACAATGTTTCTAGTGGTGCAAGCGGTGATCACAGAGCGTTGGCTCATGAAGCAGAAGTCTTAAAGAACTATAATTTGTCGATCGCGAATGCTTATATCGGTAAAACGGGTCTTGAAAAAGAAAACTTACTTGAACTAATGAATCATGAAACCTGGTTGACAGCAGAACAAGCAGTAGAGAAAGGATTTGCGGACAAAGTAATGTTTCAAAATGAAGAAGCACCTTTACTAGTCGCAAGTGTCTCGCCGGTTATTCCGCCAGACGCGATTTCAAAATTGGCAGAAAAGTTAAAACCGCAGTTTGATTTAGATGAATTGGCAAATGAAGTAGCAGAAAAACTAAATACTAAAAAACAAGAATCGATTGAACCAGAAAATGCTGGTTTGAAACGGTTCTTTTTTTAATACAAAAAATAAGGAGGTCATACTGAATGACTATGAAACTATCAAACGAATTCAAAACAATTCGTGACAACTTCTTAGCTGCTGTTAATAATAACGAGCCAGCTGAAAAACAAAATGAACTATACGGTGCAATGCTCGATGAATTGCTGAACGAAGCAAAAAAACAAGCGCGCGCTGAGGCGGAAGGTTTAATTGCTGAAAATCCGGCAGATGCGAAACTATCTGCTCGTGAGCGCAAATTTTTTAATGCTATCAGCACAGACGTCGGTTATAAAGAAGAGAAATTGTTGCCGCAAGAAACCATTGATCGAATCTTTGAGAACTTAACTACTGCCCATCCACTATTAGCTGAAATCGGTTTAGTAAACGCAGGGCTACGATTGAAATTCTTGAAATCTGAAACAAGTGGTGTTGCTGTATGGGGAAAAATCTTCGGCGAGATCAAAGGTCAGTTAGATGCAGCGTTCAGTGAAGAAGAAGCAATTCAAAGCAAATTGACGGCGTTTGTAGTTGTTCCTAAGGATTTGAAAGACTTCGGACCAGCTTGGATTGAATCATTTGTGGCTACTCAAATTGATGAAGCTTTTGCAGTGGCTTTAGAGGCTGCTTTTTTATCAGGAGATGGAAATGACAAGCCGATTGGTTTAAATCGTCAAGTTCAAGAAGGTGTAGCCATTACTGGTGGTGTTTATCCAGAAAAAACTTCAATGGGCGATTTAACATTTGCTGATTCAGCAACGACCGTTAAAGAACTAACGAATGTTTACAAACATCATTCAACTGACGAAAAAGGTCATGCAGTTGCTGTAGATGGAAAAGTTGTCATGGTAGTTAATCCTAGTGATGCTTGGGATGTCAAACGTCAATATACTTCATTAAATGCGCAAGGAGTATATGTAACTGCGTTACCTTACAATTTGAAAATTGTTGAATCATTAGCGCAAGCAACTGAAAAAGTTTTAACGTTCGTAAACGGCCGATACGATGCATATATTGGCGGGGGCATTACTTTACGTAAATACGATCAAACATTAGCGATTGAAGACATGGATTTATACACTGCTAAACAGTTTGCTTATGGGAAAGCTAAAGATGATAAGGCTGCTGCAGTTTGGGGATTAAAAGTATCCGAGGGAAAATAGAGGCCCCCGCAGTTATTAATGTTGAACCGACAAGTGACGGAGCAACAATTGCACTGCGATAGGAAGGGGCGTTTCTATTGGATGAGAAATTGCTAAAAGATTTCAAATCGCGGATGAGAATCTTTCATACTGCTGACGATGAAAACTTAGAAAATATTTTGAAAAGTTCAAAAGTAGCTGTTAAGCGATGGTGTGGGACTGACAATGTTTCAAATCCTGAAATTCGCGAACTCGTGATTGAACGCAGCCGATATGTCTACAATGATTCGTTAGAATTTTTCAATGATAACTTTCAATCGGAATTAATGGCTGTCTCTTTAGCAAATTATGAAGAGGGAGCTGATGGCGAAGATGAAGTACCAGAAACCCAAAGTCAATAACGGCGCTATGAGAACACCTGTTGAATTTTTTCAATATCGACCTCATAAAGGCCCTGAGCCAGGCGAGCAAGAGAAGCAGACCATTTTTAATTGTTTCGCTGAGATTTATAACCCCTCAATGAAAGACTTGGAAATTTTGAACTCAAAGACGACTAAACAAGCAGTAACTCTCACGATTAGAGATCCGCAAACTGACTACATTGTTTCAAACAAGCATTATGTAGAGGTTATGGATAGGAGATATTCAGGCATTCGTTGGAACATCGTTGACGTTCGAAATGATTTCACTGACAACCGATTCATCACGATTTTGTTAGCGGTGTATAGCGATGAATAATGTTGAATTTAAAGGCATAAATGAAACTTTACAATCTTTGGAAAAAAGATTAGGGACAAAAAAAACAAAAAATCTTACTCGAAAAGCCATCAATTCTGGTGCTGAAAAAGTCGAGAAACGACTACAATCTGACATGCTCGTTTTCAAAGATACTGGCTACACGATTGATGAAGTTGTCCGTAAAAACGCAACGTACAGAAACTACAAAGCTGAGGCTGAGATAGGATGGAACGGACCCCATCAGCGTTACAGGATTATTCATTTGAACGAATGGGGCTATACGAGAAATGGTCGCCAAATAAAACCACGCGGGTTTGGCGTTATCACAAAATCGTTAAAGAATTCTGAACCCGTGTACTTCGAGACAGTGGCATCGGAGGTAAAGAGAAACCTATGAAAGATATGCTTGGTAATATCTATGAATTGCTGTGTAACAATGAATACATCAAAAACATGACGTTCAATGATGAAACAGAAGAATATCGCATCAAGTATTACGAACAACCAGAAACGGCGGATAAAACTGGACCGTTCATTACAATTAGACCTGTGGACGTCCCAAACGAAGCCTATCACGGAAGCGATAAAGAACTTTCTATTGAACATCTAATACAAATTGATGTTGAGTCTAAATACAGAGCAACATGCAAACAAATGCAGCATGAAATTAAAAAAGAGATGAAGAAGCTTGGCTTTGGACAAGTAAATGGTCAAGGTTTAGACGAATATTTCTCGGAGACTAGACGTTATGTAGACGCTCGACGATATGACGGGAATACACGAATTTACGATACACAATATTAAAACAGAATAACAGGAATTAAGACACGAAAACTCGTGTCTTTTTTTGTTGTCAAAAAAAATTGAAAGAGAGTGATTATATTGACATCAGTTGGATTTAAAAAAATGACAATTGGAATTTTTGATAAGGACGGTAAAATCCCAGCAGCAAATCAATTTGTTATTGAAGGGAAACAAGATAAAGGGGCAACGGTATCTGCTGAAATTAGCGGTTTATCAAAAGAAGCAACAAAAGTTTATGGCTCCAATATTCCGTATTACATTTCTCAAAAAGGTACGGGGGATATTTCGGCAAACTTCGGATTACTAGATTTACCTGAAGGAGTTAACGATAAAATTCTAGGGTACAAAACAGATGATACAAATGGATTTAGCTTCTTAGGAGAAGATACAGAGCCTCCATATTGCGCTGTTTTAATGGAATCCGAGGACTTAAGCGGTGAAACAGCAATGCTTGGATTGTTTAAAGGAAAATTCAGTCGTGAAGCAATTAACCTTAACACTACAACAAACGATGCTTTTGAACCTGAGGCGGAAGAATATGTATTCGCTGCGATTACTAATGACAAAGACGGTGATGCTAAAGGACAATCCTTAGTTAAGTTTGTCGGAGATGACGAAACAAAAATCACTGCGCTAAAAGCATTAGTGTTCCCAGCGGGGGAGTAACAAGCCCAGTCGTTGGGACAGTTACCCCGACGACGACAGGGGCAACAATCGCATTAAGTTAGGAGAATGAGTGTGGTAGATACATTTAGAATTTATAAAAAAGATGGAACAAAAGTAGTGGAGGGCACAAGCCCTCTTTCTATCACTGGTATTGCAGCAAATACACAAGTAGCAAAGGGAGACTATCAAGCAACTCGGTTGGTTAATGATGTTGAATCAATGAAAGTTGATATCCCAGCATTTAAGACATTGCCCGAACAAGAGCCGGAAACACCTAGCTTTGATCCTGAAGGAGATGTAAAGCCAACAAATGCGAATACCGTTGAAGAAATAAAAGCATGGTTGACAGCACATGGTATTGATTACACCGGAAAGACACTTAAATCAGATTTGCTTGCATTAGTACCAGCGTAGGTTTTTAGAGGACTGTAGTAGTCCTCTTTTTTATTTGAAAATATTAGGAGGAAATTATAGATGGCACAAGTTCGAATTGAATTAAAAAATAAAAAAGGCAAAAAAGAAGTCTTTGAGAAATTAGAAACAACCGGGAAAGACTATCGTTTAGCTTTGCAAACAATTAAAAAATTAAATGCAGAAAAAATCATGCTGTGGGATCAGTTAGATATTTATTTAGCTTTTGCAGTGGAAATTTTCAAAGCAGACAAATTGACTACAGATCAGATTTTGGAAGGATTACCTTCTGAAAAAACTCGGGAAACTTTGGATGATTTATTAGGGCAAGTAATGGGAATTGAAGATAATCCTGATCCAGATGCAAAAAAGTAACTCCGGAAGAGGCCGAAGAAATGTATCTGGAATTGTGCCGAGAATTAACTAAACAGGGATGGTCTCTCTCTGATATTGAAAATAATTCTTTTGACACGTTAATTGAAATTGCTTGTGTAAGACCGAAAAAAGAAAAATCAAAAGAAGTCGACCTAAAAGACTTCGTCAAATCTATTTAGGAAAGGAGGAAAATTATGGCAAACGGGAAACCGTTAGGTAATATGAAGGTTATCTTAGACCTAGACAGTTCTGCCTTTTCAAAAGGACTTGATGGAGCAAAAAAAAGTGTTGCGTACAATATGAAAGCCATGCAATCACAGATGAAAGTAATGAATTCATCGGGTGATAAATTGGGCGCTTTGCAAACAAAATACGACGGACTTAGCAAAACGCTTAGCTCTAACGAAAAGTACATGAGTAAGTTAAAGACTCAGTATGATAAAAGCTTCGACGCAAATGGAAAGGCAACTACTGCTACTGCTAAATATGCTAGTGAATTGAACCAAGCGATAGCTAAATCCGCTAGCTTTGAAGCACAAATGAAAACGACAGTAGGTCAAATGGCGCGTGTTAAAGTCGAGACAGAAGGTATTACCGGAAAACTAAAATCACAATCTGACCAGTGGATTAAGTCGGGTAAGAAAATTGAATCATTTGGTCAAAAAGTATCAGGTGTAGGGACTGCTATGACGGTTGGAGTTACGGCACCATTACTTGCTGGATCAGCAGCGGTTACAAAAGCAGCTATTTCATGGGAAAGTGATTTTGCTGGTGTCAAAAAGACCAATGATGAAGTTGTTGACTCGAATGGAAACGTGACATATTCCTACGCGGACTTAGAGTCTGGCCTTCGAGATTTAGCAAAACAGTTACCTTCAAGCCATTCTGAAATTGCTAAAGTAGCAGAAGCAGCCGGGCAATTAGGGATCAAAACTCAGAATGTAAAATCATTTACTAAAACGATGATCGATTTAGGCGAGTCAACGAATATGTCTGCTGAAACGGCAGCAACTTCGTTGGCTCGTTTTGCGAATATTACACAAATGAGTCAGAAAGACTTTGATAAACTCGGTTCAGCAATCGTAGACTTAGGAAACAATTATGCCACTACAGAATCAGAGATAACAGAGATGGCTCTGAGAATCGCTGGTGCCGGTAAACAGGTAGGAATGAGTCAAGGTGATATCCTTGGTTTTGCTACAGCATTGAGTTCTGTTGGTGTTGAAGCTGAAGCTGGTGGTTCAGCGATATCAAAAGTAATGGTTCAAATGCAATTAGCCGTTGAAAAGGGCGGAAATGCTTTTGATGAGTTAAAGGGTCATGCACAAGATCAAGGCGTAGCATGGGAAACCGTTGTTCATGCTGTACGAGATGGCGGTAAAAGCCTAAAAACGGTCGCTGGGCAGATGGGATTCACTTCTTCCGAACTTAAGAAGATGTATAAGGAAGCAAACAAATCTGCTGGATCATTAGATAACTTTGCAAATGTTGCTGGGATAACTAGTACGCAATTTGAAAAAATGTTCAAAAAAGATCCTTCGAAAGCAATCATGAAGTTTATACAAGGCTTGGCTGGTGCTGAAAAGCAAGGAACATCTGCAATTAAAATGTTAGATGACATGGACATCACGGAAGTTCGTCTACGAGATAGCTTGTTACGTGCTGCAAATGCCAGTGGTGTCTTCGACAACGCGATTAAGCAAGGTAATAAAGCTTGGAAAGAGAACTCAGCATTAACTGCGGAAGCTAACAAACGGTATGAAACTACTGAATCAAAACTTAAGATGTTGAAAAATGAAGCAATCGATGCAGCGATTGATCTTGGCGGTCCATTTGTGGATGCCTTAAGAGATGGCTTAAAAGCTGCTAAACCTTTAGTAAAAGGATTAGGAGATTTGGCAAAAGGCTTCTCAGGGTTAAGCAAAGAGCAACAAACAAGTATTTTGAAGTGGGGTGGGTTCGTTACGGCGATTGGTCCCACTTTAAAAATCCTTGGTCCAACGGCGCAAGCAATTGGTAAGACAAAAACTGCTGTTGGAAAACTGAGCGGCGGATTAGTTGAATTAGCCGCAAAAGCAGCTCAGAAAAAGGCCTTGGCTGGATATTCGACAACAGTTACTTCATTAGGCACCGCTTCAGCAAGTGCTGCTGGCGCAAGTGGAGTCGCTGCTCTAGGAACAGCACTTGCAAGTTTAGCAGTTCCTGCAGCTATCGGTGTAGGAGCTATCGGAGCTATAGGTCTAGCACTTTATGGAGTTAAAAAGGCTTACGATGACCATCAATTATCGGGTGCCAAGTGGGGAACTAAAGTTACTGAATCGCAAGATAAAGTAATCAATAAATCTAGTGAGTTGCGTGAAAAAGGCATTCGGTACATGAATGAATATCAAGACGGTGTGCTCACTAACGCTGCGAAAATCAAAGAAGCCAATCAGAATATTCAAAAAGCTATTAATAATACTTTGAAAAAAGAGCAAGAACGTCGCGAAAAAATTAGTAATATGAGCTATCTAGATGAAGGTACAAAAAAATGGTATGCAGGAATATTAAATTCACAAAAGAAAATTGATAGTGAGACTACCAAGACTGTTAAATCTCAAATCGAAAAGATCAACACGATTTATCAGAACGCATCTGATAACAACAGGAAATTAACAGATTCTGAGACTAAATTCATTCAAACGGCTTACTCGAATCTTTCGAATGAGCAACTAAAAGCTGCGGGTTTTTCTAAAGCTCAACGTTTAGCAATCGAAACAACTTATCAGACTGACCTTTCTAAACTGAATGATAAACAAATTACATCTAGAATTAAATCCCTAGAAAAAGCGCTAGATCAGGAGAAAAAGAGTTACGATAAACAGCGAAAAGAGATCGAAAAGAACGAATCTTTAAGCGCCAATGTGCGTCAGACACTTCTTAAAAATCTGAAGAAAAATTACAAAGAGCAAACAGGTGAAATGATTACTGCTTTGGCGAACCTTAGTGAGAAATCAGGTAAATCGCTAGATGAAGTTTGGTATAAGTGGGAGAGATACGGATACAACGTTAAAGAAGTCTCTGCGTTAGTTGCAAGTAGTGTTAAAGATACGACTAAAGATCTAAGCTTATTTGCTAAAGGAACCTCAGAAGCAGATATGCAATGGAACGCTTTAAGTCTTGATCCCAAAACTGGGGAAGTTAAAACGAACATGACCGATGTTTTAACTGAAATCGCTCAGACTGATGATGGCTGGAATCAGCTCAAATTTATGGTTAAGGAAGCTAAACTAACTTCTAACGCCAAAGAAGAAGTTGCAATCGCCATGGGTGAAGCCGGTAAATGGGATCAGTTGTGGTTGACCGAAAAAATGTTATTGGTCAATGGCGATGAAGCAAAGCTAGAGCTTTATGAAACTATCAATGCTATGGGCGCGTGGAACCAATATGTCTTGGATCGAAAAACGTTGGGTATTGATAACGCGGATGCAGTTTATAAGCTTTTCACCACACAAGAGCAAATCAATCAGTGGAATACTCTACCAGTAAATCAGAAAAAGTTATTAGCGGATAATACAGACTTAACAGAAAAGATTTTTGCTTCAAATGAATCCTACACCGCTTGGATTCAAGTTCCAGATAATGTTAAGCATATGCTTGCAGATAACGTTGATTTGAAAACGAAACTTTATGAAAGTAAAGAGGGTATCGAACAATACAATCAAGTTTTACCGTTACTTAAAAAAATGTACGGTGATAATTATGATGTAACAACGAAAACAGCAAAAGCTAAAAATGAGATTGATGATTATAACAAAAATCATCATCCAGAACAAAAAGTGTTAACTGGCAATAATGCGGATGTTTTAAATAAAGAAAAGACTGCAAGAGATAAACTGAATCAATATAATGGCGTTCCTATTCCCGAAAAGACGATGACTGCCAAAGATGATGTAACTCCAAATGTGGAAAAAGCCGTTAAATCCTATAGAGAAGTTGCGAACTTACAAGATAAAACAATCAGTTTCAAATTGACCGCATTTTTTGATGATACATGGGAAAAAGTTAAAAAGGCATTCAATCAAAAAGGGAACAATATCACTGGCAACTACGCAAACGGCACTAACTACCATAAAGGCGGTTTAGCTCTCGTAAACGATCAGATTGGTTCAAAGTATAAAGAACTAGTTAAACTTCCTAACGGACGAGCATTCGTTCCGCAGGAAAGAAATACTTTGCTTGATTTACCTAAAGGCTCGTCTGTATTAAAAGCTTCTCAAACAGCAAAATTGATACCTCGCTATGCCGGCGGTATAGGCGAAGTAATCACTTCTGACTCTGAAATTACGGAACTTATCAGGGCCATAAATGAACTAATTCTGACGTTCAGAACTATGCAGCCTCAATCTATTGAATCAAACACAGTTGGAACAATGACTGAGAAATCAGTTATTCCTACTACACAAAGCTCTACAGCTTTAAAAGCACTGACTATAGATCAATTGTTAGATCAAGGCGAACAATATACGATGATCGGCACAATGTGGATGACGAATCTTATGAATGGCTGGAATACAATTGTTCCGTCTTACATGAAAAGTGAGTCCGTATTTATTTCTAACTACTTAACCCAATTAAAAAATCAAAACAATCCGAATTATTTGCAAGGTGTTACGTGGAATAGAAACTTAATGAATGGTTGGAACAGTTTAACAGGAACATTTATTAATCTAATCAAGACCTTCTGTAATCAAGCGATGACAACTCTTCGGAGTTACAATACGCCTATGTACAACAATGGCCGTACTTGGCAACAGAATAATTTAAACGGTTGGAACTCATTGTATGGTTCATTTATAGCTAGAGTTAACCAGTTGGGAAATGATTCGATTAGCAATTTACGTTCGAAGAATGGCGGTTTTTATAGCGCTGGTAGTTACTTGATGCAATCGCTAATCAACGGGCTAAACTCAATGGGTGGTTCGTTATCATCAACGATGAACGGTGTAGGGAACAAGATGGTTGGTGGAATCGGTAAAGGTGTTAATGGCGTAATCGGCGGTGTTAACTATGTTCTAAAAGAGGTTGAATCCGACAAGAAATTAGGTAACTGGACTGTTCCACAATATGCCAAAGGAACCGACGGACACCCTGGAGGATTGGCAATGATCAACGATCAAAAAGGTCCTGTTCATGAAGAGTATGTTCAGATGCCTGATGGCCGTGGTTTTATTGCCAAAGGAAAGGATCTATTGGTCAACCTTCCTAAAGGGGCGCAAGTACTGAATGCTAGTCTTACCAAGAAATTAAAGAAAGGTTTCGATATTCCGCATTATGCCAATGGAACGGATGACTTTGATATCTTTGATTTGATTGATGATGAGGGTGTTTTTAAGAAGTTAGTTGATAAGAGGATCGATTACAATAGTATCTTAGAACCTTGGAAAAACATGACCAAATCGAGCGTTAAGTTAATGACTCACGCTGCGTATCCTTTTGTGCAGAAACAAGTCGAAGATTCATTTGGCGGGGGAAGTTTTGACGGTGCGATGAATGCGAATAACGTATATCAATATTTAGTCGATATTGCTCAAAAAGTTATGTCGAAATTTGGCGGTCTAACGGTTACTTCCGGTTATCGTCCAGGTGATCCATATTACCATGGGAAGCATCAAGCGATAGATATTTCTGGTTATCCATACGGTAGCCCGAGGTACACAGAAGCAGCAAATTGGGCGTTTGAGAAATTTCCTAAACAAATCGCTTATGTAATTACGAACGGTAAAGTTCGCGATCGTATGGGACTTAGTGGAACTGGCTCAAGTGGCAAATGGGTAGGTTGGCCGGATAATGACCATTACGATCATATCCATTTGAACGGTTCGATGGGTTCTGGCGATATTTTCAAAGCAGGAACTGATGTACCTAACGGAAACGGGAATATTAAGTATAGTCCTTCTGCAGGAGTTGAGCAGTGGAGAAAGATTGCTACTAAAGCGTTAAAAATGGAAGGTCAATTCTCTGCCACAAATTTAAATGCTCTTCTTTACCAAATGCAAACTGAATCTGGCGGGAATCCAAATGCAATCAATTTGTGGGACAGCAATGCTGCAAAAGGAACTCCTTCGAAAGGATTGCTTCAAACAATCGATTCAACATTTCAAGCTTACGCGCGGCCGGGGTACAACAAAAACATTTATGATCCATTGTCTAATATCTTAGCTTCTATTAGATACGCCGTTTCTAGATACGGATCATTAACCGCGGCATATAGAGGTGTCGGTTATGAAAATGGAGGTCTAATCAATAAAGACGGTCTTTATAGAGCTGGTGAAGGCAACAAACCAGAGATGGTTATTCCTTTGACTCGAAAAACAAGAGCTATTGAGCTGATGGGTCAGGCTTTGGCTTTCTTATCGGGAGATAATAAAAACACTTCGAAACAGTCTGCAAGAGTTGATAATACAGCAGAATTAGTAGCACTGATTAAGCAACAACAAAAACAACACAGTGATTTGATGAGGATTTTGAGAGCGATATTGAATAAAGAAAGTGGAATAACTAAGGAATCAATTGGGAGAGCTGCAAACGATTTGATGGGTAACGATCTAAATAAATTAGGTTACACGATAGGAGATGGCTTCTAATTGTTTTATAAATTATTGTTTAACCAGAATGGAAAAATATTTGACCCACAAGTTAAAGATAAAATAGTATGCAAGGAGATTAAAAGACAAGCTCCTATATACGAAGTTAAGTATGAAGAGTTTGAGGGGACGAATGGAAGCAGAGAATCATATGCATCTTTTCGTCCTTTCGAGTTAGTTCTTACTTTTGACATATTCTATAAAAATGAATATGACAAAGAACTGATTGTATCAGAACTACATCAAATTTTTATTCCTGGTTTTCAGTATTATGTGACACATGAATTGAGTCCTGGAAAAAGATTTAGAGTGAATCCAGTTAATTTTGAACTTACTGAAGAAGAAAACGACTACTCGACTATAGAAATCACCTTCGATGTTCCTAGTGCTTGTTCAGAATCTCTCTCAACCACACTGTCAGAATTTAGCTTATCGAACGAGTGGCAATTCTCACAAAATCTTGAAGCTGCGGATTATAAGTACAGTTTTGATGTAAGCCGTTTCCAAGTATTTAATGCAGGAGACTTTGCGATTGATCCAAGAGAACATGCATTGAACATCACTCTTCAAGGTGAATCGCTAGGTAATGCTACAATTTTCAACCGAACGACAGGCGATCGATTTATTTACTATCCTGAATTTTCAACAAATTTAGGACAGACTGTCACGCTAGACCGTGTGTATCCGAAACTAAATGGTGTCAATCGTGGTATTGACACAAACTTAAGTCTGATCACTTTAGTTCCTGGTATTAACGAAATAGAAATACAGAATGTATCAAACGTGAAGTCCTCTTGGGATTTCCGTTACTTGTATAAGTAGGTGATAACGTGACAAATATCATCATTCAGAATTACGAAAAGACAAAGAAGGAGATCCTTGTTGATTATAACAAGGACTCTTTTTTTGAGAATTGGCAACAGAATGAAACGTGGGAAGTCAGTTTAGATGTGACTAAGACAGAAGAAAACAGCTATGCTTTTGACCTGGTTGATTATGAAAATTCTATTTTATTCAATGGTCAAGAGTTCATTATCAAATCTATGACAACTTCTGGTGAAGGGGCACAAGTAACCAAGAGCATTACTGCTACGCATATTTACTACACGATCCAAGATGGAAGACAATATAATACCTTAACTGGGATCCGCTCTATTAGCCAATTACTAACGCATATCTTCAGTGCAGGAAATCGAGGATTTACTTGGGAAGTCGTAGACCCAAATAAAAAGTTTCTTACGGTTGAACAAGAAAACTTTGGCAATGCGAATTATTTGAAACTGATTGAAGAAATATTGAGCGATTATGATGCGGTGTTAATCCCGGATAACAAACATTTAACATTCTATCCACGCTCAGAGTTCGGCAATAAAGTTCAGGAGCAGATTCGATACAAATACAACACGGATTCAGTGAAATTCGACATAGACACCTATTCGTTGAAAACGCAGATTAAGGGCTTTGGTAAGAAAAAGGAAGATGATACGTATTATTTCTCTCCAATTACTTACACTTCTCCCGAATCGGAGAAATGGGGAATACGTATACAAGACCCGGTAGAAGATGAACGCTATACGGTTGTTGGTAACATGATGGAACGGCTAAAAAAAGATTTACAAGATTATCCTTCAATCAGTGGTTCAGTAACTCTGAAATGGCGAATTGATCCACAAAAAGGAGATTATGTACCATTCATTTATGAACCGCTAAATATAAAAACGTACATTCAAATTGTGGGAATTAAGACATATCCTGCATTACCTAATAAACCGCCTGAAATCACGTTATCAAATACGAAGAAAACAATGACATCAATACTAGCGAACTTAGCTAGGAAAGGAGTGATTTAGTGGAACTACTAAAACTCATTAAAAATCGGATTTCAACAGAATGGAAAAAAACGTTCAACGATAATGTGGATATTTTAAACGGTATTACACGTGACCAAAATCAAAAAATAGACGTTGTTGATAAGAGAATTGACAATCTAGTCTTGCACAGTGGCGGTGAGTCCCCGAATGAAGTAGTGGATGCGCGGGTCAATAATAAAGCAGTTCAATTTGATAGTTTGTCTGCAAGACTATTAAAAACTGAGAATACACATGATGAAGACGTAGAAATATTGAATTTGGCTCAAATAGATCAGCAAAAACAGTTAGAACAGTTAAATAACTCGGTCGGGAAAATTGTTGGTTCACTTGGTGGCACGATAAATATCTATATCTCATCAGAAAGAGGTAACGATAAAAGCGGAGATGGTACTGAACAAAAGCCTTTTAAGACAATTCAAATGGCAGTTAATACTATTCCTCTTCTATCAACATCTGTAATCACATTTTTTATTGATTCAGGGACATATTTAGAAGACGTCATCATCCGCAACATTAACTTTATTTCATTCGAACTTAGACCCATAGAAAACATCGATACTTTAGATCCATCGACCAAAGACTTACCTGTAAAAGTCAGATCGATATCCTTTGCCGCATGCAAGGGCTATTGTCGCATTTCAGGTATTCAAATCGTAGATGTTGCAAACGCTCCAAATTATGGGATTAACTCCGAGCAAAGTGGTTACACAGTAATTAATCGTTGTAAATTCGCCGAAAATACAAAATCGCTAACAAATAATTATGCTGCTGTTCGAATTAACGGAACAAGTAAGGCAAACATATATGGCGGGACTACTTTCATTAATCAAAGAGTTGGGATCTATGTAAGCTTGACAGGAGAGGCGATGTTAGCAAACATTAACGGTTCAGGAAATACCGTCGGGGCATTAGCTGACAACGGAACTATTCGGGGTTCGATAAGCACTTCCTTTGCTGCTACAGCAACACGCGCAGACAATTATGGATTAATCATAACTAAAGGGACGGTGTTGTAATTGTTTAAAACACGTGAAGAGCTCATTGTTATTCAAGCAGAAGCAACCACTCCTATACCAACCGGGGTGGTTTTTTGGTCTCATGATAAAGGGACCGCTAAAATGATATTCCAGTTACGTCAAGGGAGTGTAAATCAGTTATTAGCCAATGGAACTGTAGTTCCGATTCTACTAGAATTCAATTCTATCACGGCTGACAAGGGGCGAGGACGACATGTTTATAACGCTGAAATTGTGGATGCTTTAAATGGAATAGTATCAATTGTCCTGGAGGATAATATTTTAGGCTACGTGGGGCGTGTGGATGGGTCTATTTATATCGAATTGCCTGATTCGCGGTCACTTGATACTGCAGGACGGTTCACTTTTGACATTAAACGGAGCCCGATTGACGAAGATGTGCCTGAATTGGAAGATTACTTTTATTCAGGGTTTGAACAATTTAATGCTCAGTTTGTTGAATTAAATAAAAAGATTACTCATGCCAAAAATGACCTAGAAAATGTAGCGGAAAATGCGACAAAAGATGTAGATAAAGCAGCTTTAGAAGCAAAAAATGCTATAGACCTTAGTTTATCAACAGCAGAAAATAATTTAAAAACAATTGCGAACGAAGTAATAGAAGTCGTTGAATCGAACAATGTTTACAACAAAACGGAAGCTGATCAAAAATTTATTAGCTTAGCCGAAAACCAAACTGTCTTAGGAACCAAAAATTTTCAAGATGGGATTCAACTTGACGGAGATGAGGGCTTGTTTCGAGAAGAGGCATTGGAAGTGAATGCAGGAGATTCTATCATGCCGATAAACAGTTTTTCTAGGGGGTCTATGGTCGCCAAAAGAAAAGGAAAAACTGTACAAATATTCCTTTCATTTGCGGCTGCAAAAGTATTAACTAAAAATACACCATTTATAACAGTACCTTCAAATTGGAAACCTAGTATGGATTCTTTAGGAACTAGTGATGCCTCGGCAAGCCTAGTTCCTCTTCGGGTATGGATAAGCCCGAATGGTGGTATTAGTGCGAACAAAGATATTGCAGTGGGATTTTGGTTAGATGTTTCAATAGTGTATTTAATAGATTAAGGAGGATATATATGAAAAAAATATATAAGGTTCTATATCCCATTGGGTTTGAAGTCCATGAGGTCGCAGATGATTTTCCAACAATGATCCCTTTTGTTGAGGTTAAGCCGCTAGAAGGGCTTAAAAACGAACAATCTCAATTTTATAATTTTGCGGAGAGAAAATGGGAAGAAGCTGTCACTCAAGATTATTCTAAGAGGTTAAAATTATTGGAAACTTTGGCAGAGACTGTTCAGAAAGAAAACGAGGAGCTTAAGAAGGCGGCTGAAGAGCAGGCGATTCAAACGACGGACACGCAACTAGCGATAGCCGAAGTTTATGAAATGCTGGTTCCTGCAAACAAGGAGGCAAAATAAATGGCAAATATCTACGTCAATTTGATTCAGAAAGGTCTGAGAACTATTGAGGAAGTACCAAAGACAATTAGAAAAGAAGTACAAGCGATCTTGGATGCAGACATTGCGGATTAGGATTGCTTTTTATTTGCTCAGAAAAGAGGTGAATATAATGGCAGTAGTCTACGCGACGTTGATTATCAAAGGTAAGAAGACGATCGAACAAGTACCTGGTCTGATCCGCGAACAAGTGAGAGAAATCTTACTGGATATGGATTTACCAGAATTAGCAGAGTAGCACACTTTCGAGTGTGCTTTTTATTTTGATTGGAAGGGGGAAAGGCATGTGTTGAACATTGAATTAGTTACAAGGTGGATTGAATGGCTGACGGTAATCGGCGTGGCTGTGCTAACAGTTATTCGACCCATTATGAATAGCTTCAACAAGATAAGTGAGAACTTGACCAAAATGACTCACAGTTTAGATTTATTGAATCGTGACTTACAAGCAAGCAAAGAAGATCGAACAAGTATCCATGACGAATTGCAACGACACGATGAACGGTTGGATTCTCATAACGATCGTTTGATTGAACACACACAACAGATTAAAACCCTATACAAAGAAAGGAATAATTAAAATGAAAATCAATTGGAAATTAAGAATCAAATCGAAATCATTTTGGGTGGGCGTTGTCCCATTAGTCATTTTATTAGTCCAAGCGGTCGCAGCAGCATTTGGTTATACATTAGACCTCTCTACTTACGGAGATAAAGCATTAGCTGTAATTAATGCTTTATTCGCACTACTGGCTTTCTTGGGAATTACTGCCGATCCTACAACGCACGGGATGTCTGATAGCGAACAGGCATTGACCTATTCAAAACCGAAGAAGGAGGACAAATAACATGGATATGAAAAAAGCAAAAGAAGCTTACGAAAAATCCGATGATAAAAATGTCGGCCTGCAGCCTCAACCGAAAGAGATCGAAGAAAAGAAGGAGGAAAAATAATGACCATTAATATTGAAGCAGGGTTAGCAGTTGTTCAGCGTTTCGTAAACAACTGCAGCTACAGCATGTATGGCTCAAGATATTACACAGATGGCACTTGTGATTGTTCAGGGTCTGTCTATCGTATTTTACGTGAATCGGGTGGCTTTGATTATGGATATATTCCGAGTACCGAAACGTTGCACGATTACCTTACGAAGTTAGGATATGAAAAGATTGCTGAGAACAGTGATTTTCCGATGCAACGCGGAGATATCATCATCTGGGGACAAAAAGGATACTCTGCCGGTGCCGGTGGTCACACAGGGATTGCACTAGACAATCAAAATTGGATAGAATGCACAGGATGGAAGGATACAACAATTATTGCCAATCATGATCAACGATGGGTAATGGCTGGGTGTCCTTATTTTTATGCCTATCGGTTGAAGTCCACGCCTAAACCAAATCCAAGTCCAGCACCAGCGCCCAAGCCTCAACCATCTGGAAATAAAAACGGCATTGCGATCGATAATGTCACCAAAGATCAGGCGATAAAAATGGTTCAGCGTATTCAAACGAAATACGCCTGGACGTTACTTCGTGACCAAGTGAAACGAGTGTTGCAGCCGAACAAAGTCTATACGCTGGTTATCACTTGCGATTCAAAATGGAAGTATGAGAATGCAGTCAACCGGTTGAAGCAAGAATTAAAATCATATTATCCAGGTTACATGCAGCAAAACATTGCGATCGTTGATGGAGACAAACCTATAATCAAGATCGAGGCACGGAATCTGAATGATGAGCAAAGTAAGAAAATGGAAGGCCACATGCGCAACTTCTTGAAAGACATCTTACTAGATGGTCAAACATACGCAGAAGCGAACTCTTATGGAACCTATGACGTTCGCGTTAAAGGAGAAGGATTCAACAATACAGATGCGCCTATTGTATTGAAAGAGATTCAAGAGATGGGCAAATCAAAGGATGTTGGAATTAACCCAGCGCATATTAAGGGATTCAAGTATTAAAAAACAATTGTAATTTAATGTTCAAAGAGTTATAGTATAAGTCGTAAGTTACCATACTTACTTCTTCTTTCATAAGAAAGTTTTTCTTGATCAGCGACCAGCCTTCGTTCAGGTTGGTTGTTTTTTGTGGTGGTACAAACATTTTCATTGATAAGAATCCGCTTGCAAAAAAGCGAGTAACAAGGCATAATAGATGTGAGGTTTTCGTTAAACCTTACTTCTTTCATAACTAAGTTTCATCTTGATCGGCAACCAGTCGTGTGCGGGCTGGTTGTTTCTTTGTGTAGTGTATCACTTTGTTATGAGTGTATCATTTGCAAAGTAAACGTTTTATGAGTAAGTTTATTGTCATGGGAAGTCACTCGCCCAAAAAAATGAACGTCAGATACAGTTACTTGGGGAAGTGGACTGTGGGGAAATCTGACGTTCTATTTCTGTATTGTAACATGTTGGAAAAATAATCATAGTTCTTTTAAGAGTACCCTTAGTTCAATTGGTAGAATACTCCGGTTCATATCGGAAGATGCGGGTTCGAGGCCTGTGGGGTACGTAAAATTTTACAAGCAAAAAGGTATCCAATCATTTATAAGAGGTTTATAATTTAGTTGAAATAAGTATTTGTCTCTAGTATGATACTAAGTACATTTATATTGTTAGACAGGAGATGATTTTGATGCGCTTAGATTTAAAAAAGGATCCGTTTTTAATCGTTCGTAATCCAAATCAATACGAAGATATAAAAAAATTGGTTTCTAATCAGAAAAAAAGTCTACTAAATGAATCTGAATATAAGAAAAGTGTAGAAAATGCTGCGTCTCGTTTTGAAAAGGCCGCCTTTGTTTTTGACAGATGGTAGAAAAAATATTTTACAATTCATCAATTGTATCGCAAAATATAATTAATCAATTTGATTGTGGAAATTCTAGGTTAAATAAATTTTTTATTAATGAAGCTGCTGAAAGCGAACGATGTGGTGTAGGAAATACTACTTTTTTTTATGATAGTGGAGAAGATGCTGTTCTTGGTTACTATACGATCTCATTTAGAAAAATTGATATTCAGGAATACTACGGGTACTCTAATTTCAATACATATTTTATCAATGATTTTGTTAACAAACTTGAAGTTAAGCAGTTTCCTGTACTTGAAATAATGAGGTTTGCGGTGGATCAACGTTATCAAGATAAGCATATAGGAACTTCAATGATGTTAGAAATCTACAAGGACAGCATTGATTTCCGAGTTAAATATAACCTCCCGGTAAACAGCATATTTATCGAGTCGCTTTATGAAGCTACAGATTTTTACAAATCACTTGGGTTTGAATTTATGCAATCATCAGATACTCAAAACAAATTGGATGAATACCCAATGATGATAAATTTAGAAAAGATATCAACGATAGTTTATTCTTGACTGTCCAATGACCTCCAGCCCGCGCTAAGGTCTTTTTTCTATTGCGCATGTAAGCGTTACATTGTATAATAGCATCAATCCAAGAAAATCTTTATTTTCTGCAAGGAGCATTCGAGAAATCGGGTGTTCTTTTTGTGTTAAGATAGTATAATTCTTGTTGCTGAAAACGTTTTATGCTAAACTAACAATCAGAAACTATCCATTTCTACTCCCTTTTAGGGAGGGCAGGCACCCTGGCGAAAGGTGCCTGTTTTTTATTGCACTGAAACCTAAAAGTGATAAACTACTAAGTAGAGAGTAGTCCACTCTCGCTTTCTTTTGCCCACTCTTTATCCTACTAAAGAGTGGGTTTTTATATTCTCATCATTTCAAACTCCATCATAATCTTCGTCTTGCCAATCACCGCATACTTTTTCACCACAAACTGTTTCCTACTATTGTACTCCCCAGCAACAGCTATCCGCATTCCATCCTCTACATCAGCAAGAAAATTCAATGAGTGGCCAGCAATCAAGCAGCTAGTATCATCAAGCTTAAAATAGACAAGGGGACGTTCCGAATACTTTAGAATCTTTACGCTACTTACAATACCATTCATACTTATCATTTAAACCACTCCCATATTTTAGTATGTAGTAATCAAAATTATGAAGCCCGTTAGCTTTGCTACAGTAGAAAGCAAAGCATCGTTCGCCGATTTCATCTATAGCGTTAGGACCGAAATCCCACAATAAGACTTGGAGACGATCGAATGTTATCAATCCTAGATGATAAGAGAAGATAGGATTCATTTCAGTTCACTCCATTTTTTCCAGTTGTAAACCTCAACATTTCTAATTTCATCGTAATGTACTTTTTGGTCACCTATGTAAATTCCTAACTCATCGTAACCTCGAATCATTCCTATAACATCATCATAATACTGTGCATTTTCATTGAGGGCTTCTAACTGAACAGAGACAGGTTTGCTTTTTAGTCTAGCTTCGTTTAAGACATTTTCGATTTCTTCACTTTGCATTAACGGTTTTTGATTATTGACCTTAGACCGTTCAGTTACATCCTTATTGATTGCTGCTGTTTGGTCGGAAAGGTAAAATCCGATCCATTTAAGCATGTTCCGGTCCTCGTAAACTTTTTTAGCTTCTAAAAACAGTTTGATAGCTGACTCGTCATCGTAGATCATAGCGTTCA